ATCACCTGGTTTTTTCTTCTCTTGACGAATATACTTCATCTTAAGAGGATCAATATATCTTAAATCTTGTAATCCTTCTTGTGGAGCTTTTACATCAATAACTTTTAAGTAAAATACTCTACCATCTACATACCAATTTCTAAAAATTTCATGAGACTTTTTATCAAAGTCCATTAATTCTTTAATATATCTAAATTCTTCTCTAATTTTTTTCTTAATACTCTCTGTAGCATTTAGATTTGATAATTCAACTTCTACAGGAGAGTCATATAAGTCACTAACTATTGCTTCATTTACTACATCTTCAATAGCACCATCCACTTCTGGATGCAATGCCATTTCTCTATATCTTTTTATTAGATCATATTCTGATTTATACGCACCTTCAATATCTACATATTGACCATAAAATCCACTTGAAATAAAATTATCAACCCCATCCTCATTGTTCTTGGGAACAGGGCTGATTATTGAAGCGGATTTCTTTTGCGTTTCCTCAATTGAAAACCCGAAAAGTTTTGCCATAGTATAAATTTAGTCTCTTTATGTTCTATTTAGTTGATGTTGTCACCACCAGCATTTGGACCAGTTCCTTTAATTGCTTCATAATACTGAACTTGTAGTTCAACAGTGAATTCTTGAATTCCTTGAGCATCATAGGAAAGTTCAATAGGTCCAACCTGAGTTGGGAAAGTATCATAGAAACGATACGATCTTAGAGAAGATCCATCACGATCTAATTGATAGACATAAGCATCTGCCTGATAATCTGCTGGATTAACTAAACCAGTGTTATCAGATAATCTGTTTATAACATTCATCCAGTTTTCAAACGCTGAACGAATAGCAAAATCAGTATCGTTAATTACGGTAACAGTCCATGTATCAAATGTTCTGTCTCCAGCAATTTTAAGAATCCTTCCTCTAAAGGGAATGTCGATCTGAGCAACATTGGATGCTGGTAAATTAGCACCCTTTACTAAGAATCTTGCTTTTTCAAGGACTTCTTGATCTGGTTGAGCAGCATCAGGGAAAGTGAGGACAACTTCAAACAGATTGGCACGAGCACCACCACCTGTCAACTTACTCTTGAAGTTGGAAATAGTCCTTAATGGTGGTGGATTGACTTGGTTTCTAGCCATGATTGTTTTTTAAACCTCTAATTAAACGGAACCGATTACTTCTTCAAAAGCAACACCAGTTCTTGTAGCAACAAAGGTAAGACCAATGAAGTTGATAGAACGTGCAGGTTTGATGAAGATGTCAGCAACTAGTTCGTTAGAATCAATAACTGCTGCTGTGTTGTTAGTCTCATCACAAATAACCACGAAGTCAAAGATACCTCGTTTTGCTTGAACATCTCTTAGGAATGGTTCAATGATATTTACAAAGTTAGTCCTTGTAATTTCATCGTTGAACTCAAAGAGTTGATCTTTAGCAGCAGCAGAAATAGCATCTTCAAGGTAGATGAATAATCTACGAACGTTGATACGATCAAACGCTGATGATTTTCCGAATGCTGTCTTATCACCGAATAATACGATTCCAGCACCAGGAGAGTTAATAACAGGGTTAACTCTATTTGTGTAGAGTATATCTCTCTGTTTTTGTCCTGGATTGTATACTAATTTAACTGCGTTAAGAATAGCACCTCTTGCTGTTCCTGCAGGTGAGAACCAAGGGAACTGTTCGATACTTGTTCTAGCACAAGTTCCAGCAATGTCTCCATTTAGTGGAACATATCTGAATGTGTTATTAAAACGATCATACATGTACTTGTAACCACTATCGATTACACCGTATGTTGTTGAAGTAATGTTACCAGCGTATCCCTTTACCTTTTCAGTAATGGTATCAATGTCATTAACCGCATCAGTATTAGTACTGTTATTGGCATTATCATTAATAAATGCTGTTCTATAAGGAGAAACAAATGCTACAGCATCTTTTCTTGCTTCTGCTACAGCGATACATTTGTTTGCCAAAGCAGCACAGTCAAATTCACCGTAACTTCCAGATCCTTGAAGAATGAAGTCTACTTCAATATCTTCTTTATTTTCAAATAAAGTTAGACCTGAAATAATATCATCTAATCCAGAATTCAAAGCACCAGGTGTAACCAAATCTGTTTTACCACCGTAATTCTTACCACCTTGTAAAGTAAGTTGGTTATTACCTGAACCAGCAAAAATAATTGAATTAGCATCCTGATCCCAATTAGTATCAAGATCATAGTCGTTAGTAGCACCAATATGAGATACTGTTGCTAATCCAACTGCTGACTGACCTACTATTGATTTAGGACCACTTAATCCAAATACATAATTTGAATTAATTTCTAGATACTTTCTCCAGTAAGAAGAACTTCCTACAGAATACTCAGCATCTTTTGCTTTTGAAAGTGATAAATGCTTCTCAAGAACTGTTCCAGCATTACCTGTAACTAATCCTAGATCATCAATCACAACAACGTGAACCTCATCAAATCTACCACCTCTTTCTGCAGCATATGCTGAAGTACCAGGTGTCGATGCTAAAGCATCCCACTCAATAATAGCACCACCAGTTACATTAATGTTTTGCCCTTCAAACCAATCACTAGCATTATTAACAGCCAGTGAAGTTGTCCATGCTGTTGATTGTCCAGCAGTTGTAACGCCAAGATTCTTTTCAGTTCCAAACCTGTAAACACCAGAATCTGCGTAATCTACATTTGTTACTGTTCCGTTAGCATCAATGTGATGTGTTAGTTTAACTGAAATGGTTCCTGTTCCGATATCAGTAACAGTACCTTTAAATTGTCCAGTTAATGGAGATGTTCCACCAACACCTACTGCTACAGCATTATCTGGAACATCTTGAGTTACTACAGATCCTATTGTTATACCGTCTGAACTATTAGTAGTAGTAACACCAAGAACCTGGTCAGCAAGACCATCAATGATTGCTACCTTAATACCATTTGCCCATGTTCCTGGGTTCTTAGCAGCAACTATACAATTTTGATATGCTGTCTCGTCATATCCTAATTGCTGATAATGCTCACCACCTTTAATTTTGATGTCATCTCCATCATCAGTAGCATTTCTTATAGTTTGATCATCTGCTCGAACAATCTGCATTGTTCCACCATAAGCAAGAAAAGATGAAGCAACCATCCAGTGCTCAAAATGCTTGTCTGTACTATATGGTCTACCAAAAGTCTGGAGCAGATCCTCCTCACTTTCAATTAACTGTGGATCTCCTATAGGTCCCTTTTCAAATGGTGCTACCAATGCTCCGATTGATCCACTAGTAGAATCAACTCGCCCAATTGTTAGATCAACCTCTCTTACAACAATACCAGGAGATGCTAAATTTAGTGGCATCTTTTCTGTCTCCGAATTCTCAGATTATTACTGAAATTATTTAGGGAAAGACCCTTTTTCATTGGGGAAACCATGCGTGAACATTACCAATCAGGATATTGCCAATCAATATGTTTCTTTTTAGGTTTTCTATTATTAACTATTCTCTTTATTGTACATACCTTACATTCATAAGAATATGCTGATGGATATCTTCTATTCTTACGAGTTAAATAAAAATCTTCTACTAAATCTTTAACCTTACCGCAGGATCTACATTTTCTTTCCTTTAATAATAAATGTTCCAGACCTAACTGGTCATCAAAATCCATTAGCGATAATCCCACATGTATGATCTATCACCATACTCATCAGTGTGCCACATATCTCCATCAGCATCAATAAAACTAGTATCATCTAAACCATCAGCAATGAATCCAAATGGAGCCATATCTTGTTCTATCTGATTCTTCTGTTCTTCATAAAGTCTTTTCCGAACATCATTGTCCGTCATTTCTTTGAAATAATCTTGTGCTACTACCCAAGCAAATATAACAAGACACATAGCAAGGTCATCATTACATCCTTCCTCTGCCTCAAATGAATTATGCTTTTGGGCAAAAGTAGTTAATTCTGATATGATATCATAATCACTAACTAATATCTTATCATCCTCAAGCATAGTCTTTAGATTAGAACAACCTAACTTCTTAACTGCTGATGTTGTTCTTACACCTAACTGACATTTCTTACCAGAAAATCCTTGACCAACTATCTGACCATTTCTTCCTCTCATGGATGCCATAAGAAGATTATCATACTCTAAATCATATTGAAGAATACTTGCAACCTGATCTCCAATATCATTTACTTCTACTAATATGAATGATTCATTATATCCCTTTGCCACATCATGTATAATATTAGGAAATAGCATAGGTTTAATTTCATTATTCCTATACTTTGCTACTACCTTATATGGGAAGTTTGTAATATCAAAAACAATAAAGGCAGAATAATCGTTACCCAATCCACGAGCAACGTCAACCGTTATCATATAATTATGTTCTGGTATTGGTGCTTCGTAAATATCAAGTCCAGCATTTCTGTTTATTGGATCTTCAAAAACTAGATTTTTAAGTTTTGCTGCATTAATAAGTGTATTAACAGATCCTAAGAACTCACATTCAAACTCAATCTTAAACTGTTGCTCTGATGTGTTTGCGATTGTTGATTCTTTCCATGCTTCATCTCTACCAGGAACTTCACTCCAATGAACATCAGTTGGAACATATTCACTTTTACCCTTTTCAGCCTCACGCCACATACGATAAAAATGATTCATACCCCTTGGGGTAGAAACAATAATTACTTTAGTACTTTGTCCAGACGTAATAGTAGGATAAACAGAGGCAAAGAAGTCATCAGCAATGTG